CTTATCACCAGCTTTTTTTAGCCGGAGAAACGGGTCCAGGGGCCAGCGTGCTAGGGAGGGGAGGAGACTTCTATACAAAGATGTTCTCCTCAGAGCTCTCGACGACTAGTCTGCCTCTGTACTCAACCTACAGGACGAGCATAAAGGACCTACCTTCGTGGTCGAAAGCTGAAAAGCTTCGATTTACCACGTTGAACGGCCCGAGACTCGTCGAAGGTAACCGCTTATCTTGTGTACCCAAAACGGTCGACATCTCCCGCACAATCTGTACTGAGCCCACACTAAACATGTGGTACCAGCTGGGTTGTGGTAACGTTTTGCGCGATCGTCTTCGTCAGTTCTTTGGAATTGACTTGGCGAACGTTGCGGACGTTAATAGGAGATTGGCGTATCTAGGGAGTTTCGATGGCCCAAACTCGTTTTCTACGATAGATCTCGAGTCGGCCAGCGATTCAATCTCCCTAGGCCTTGTCGATGTGCTGTTCCCGAAATGGTTCAGCTCTGTCCTCAAGGACCTGAGGTCGCCTGTTTCAAGGCTTCCTTCAGGGATTACGTTGACGCTGAACATGGTGTCTACGATGGGTAACGGATTTACGTTCCCACTTCAGACATTAATATTTAGCGCCGTCGTCTGTGCGGTTTACAATCAGCTAGGTATTACCTGGCGGAGAGTAAGCAGCGACGAGCCCAATTGGTCAGTATTTGGTGACGACATTATTGTTTGCCGAAAGGCATACGATCGTGTCATCCACGTGCTGAACCTTCTTGGGTTTGTCGTAAACGCGCAGAAGTCCTTTTCGGAGGGCCCGTTCAGAGAATCCTGTGGTTATGACTTCTTTAAGGGTCATATGGTCAGGGGAGTCTACATTAGTAGGCTAGCCTGTTCACAGGATATCTTTGTCGCCTTCAACAAGCTCGTCCGTTGGTCCGCGAGTAACCAGATTGCTCTTGGTTGCTCGCTGCAATACCTCCTCAGATCGGCACGCTTTAATGGTGTGCCGTTCTGGGAAGCGGACGACGCGGGTTTCAAGGTTCCCTCGTGGTGGAAATCGGTTGGTGCCATGAAGAACAAGCACGGTCTCTACGCCTACAAGGCGTGGCTGCCGCGCGTGCCTCGCATGGTACTTGCTGACTCTGCCATTGGGGTTCCGAGGAGCTCACGACGTAGACTCTATAACCCTGACGGGTTGTTAGTGTCTATATCTAGAGGCGAC